GCTCTTCTCAACTCATCCGCTTCTGAAGATGTTAAATCAAAAATACCATCTCCATTGCTGTCAGATTTATTCGCCCAGTCATCATACAAGGCCTCTATCTTATTTCTATACTTATTAGCTATAAGATTAGAAAGTATTGCATTTTTAAGATAATTCTCAAAATCATCTGCAAAATCCTTACTATCCTTATCCATGTCGGATAAAGTAGACACGAAATTGTCATAAAAAGAATCAAAAGAGACACCGGTCATAGTTTCTTTCAGTTGCTCTTTCATATTTTCAATTTCATCGTTGCAGTCGATTATATCCTGCAAATATCCCTTTACATCGTCATCCAATTTAGCCCAGAAAGTAGGAGCATCCTCTTGCAATTTAGATAATTGTTCTGCCGTCAAACTGAACAAACCTGTTAACCTTCCGCCAATGGCATCTGGATCTATCCCTATTGATTGAGCAAATTCATCCCATTGTCTCCACCCCTCATTGCTCATACTTTTACGAATTCTCACTCCAATAGAATGAGAACCTGCAGAAGCACCACTATTTAGCCTTTCTATACCTAGTTCTATATTGCTTTGTAGTTTCTTTCCAATTAGGTCTATGGCTTCCTCTCCTGCTTTACGCGCTTCATCACCATAGCTAATATCGACATATTCCTTCTTCTTACTAATAAGGATATCCCATACATCAATCAAAGAAGCATATTCTTCTTTCATCTTGTTATAAGCAGAATAATCAGCACCAAGAACACCTACAAGCCCAGTAGCCATTCCGATTGCTCCACCAATAATAGCTCCCCATGGACCGCCGACTGATGCCCCCGTTGCAGCATAAGAAGCAGTATTACCTAATACAGATGTTACTTTCCCAGCCGTACTGTCTGATTCCACCCCTAATTCTTCAAGAATGCCGGTTAATTCTTTTGCAGCCGATGCTATTCCTTGAAATCCTTTAGAGATACTTTCGGAATCTTTGGTTTTAAAACCTTCAGTTATTTGCTTGAACGGATTATTCTCGTCAAGCATCTTCTTAAATTTCTTAATCGAAGTTTCAAGGTTAGCTATAAATTTACTCAGAGCTGCCGGATTAGACATGGCATCATTTATGGCTTTCACCGTTTTCTCATTATTTTTGAATATATCCGGTATCTGAGCACCCTCTACGCCATTCATGTAGTTAATAAGCTCTTGAATGTCCTCTATTATACTTCTGATAGATGAAGAAGATCGATTAGAGAAGTCTGCGAAAAATTTGCTCCACAGTTCTGAACTATCCAATAGCTCTTTATCCAAGTCATCAAGTTCTTTTTTCCTTTGAGCCGTAAGAGTGGCTTTTTCAACACTCCCTTCTTCTGCTTTAGCTATTTGCTTATCATATTTCTCCATGATAGCCATACGCTTCTCTTGATACTTCCCGTATTCGATATAATATTCATTCCAAGCGTCTTTTTGTAGGCTTTGGTATTCTTTCAAGTTTTTTTCAAAAGCTGCAATCTGAATCTTATACATCTCGTTAAAACCTTGATTTTCACTATCCGATAAAGATATACCGGTTGCATCAAAGGTTTTTCCTTTGTTTTCTGGATTTGCTTCCCATATAGAACGAGCATCATCTATTTTCTTACGCAAAAGATCTTCTTTTTGCCGGTCGATGGCCTGCATTTCCTTTTCAAAATTAAACTCTATTTCAGCAATAGTCTTCTTCGATCCCTCATCCATTGCCTTTATACGCGCTTCATCTATTTTCATCTGCATATCCTCTGCGGAACGCTTCTGTTCTAAGGCCTGTTTGTCCATCAACTCAGCTATTTTATTTTGCTGATCGGTGAGAGAATCAATATCTTCAGTTCCTAAAGGACTACCATTATTAGCTACAAAGGCACTTACATCTATAGATTTTACAAGAGCATCATTAGCGGCTTTTAAAGCATTGACGGCTTCTGTGTTTTCTTTCAAAGCCTTTTTCCTCCTGTTGTATTCCATAGCTTCTTCTGTTAGCACTTCTCCTGTTTGTGTATATCCAGTTATGGAACTACCAACAACTGCCGTAACACTAGCCGTCCCCTCCTTAGTTTTTTCCCTGTTGCGGTTAGTCCAGTTAGTATCTGCATTTATTGCTTTTTGTAATTGATAAATCTTATTGTAATTATCTTCAATAATCTTCATTGCTGATCTCGCCTGTGCTGCTTTTAGTATATTATCAGTCAGAGACTTATAAGCAGTGGCAGCATTTCCCGCAAGAATAGCCTCATTCGATAAATTTCCAAAATATTGGGGATACTTTCTTTGTAACTCGTCTGCTGCATCATTCCGCTCCTTTAACAACCGAGTATGGTCTTGGGTAGCTTTATACAATATATCAAGTTCCACACGTTCAGCAGCTGATTGTTTTGCTCCATCTTTCATAACTTTGCTAAGATTCTGCATTCGGACAATCATACCATCAACAGCATCGGAAGAACGAGATAGTGTATTAATCCAGTTAATTATATCCTTACCATACACAGAAAGCAGAGTTAATCCAACAACAAGAGCAGTCTGCCAGCTTATAAGGGACTTTGTTAATTGCTGCCAAACTGGAGCAACAGCCTTGACATTTGTATTTCCCGCTTTCAAAGCTTCTTGAAATGCAGCATATTCCTTTCTAGCTCTAGCAATCTCATCAACAAGAATTGGGATATTATTTGAAATTGCAAGGAAAAAAGTATTTGCACTAACAGCCAACGAAGGCAATTCACGAGCCACCTGCTGTACAGAGAAACCGAGCCCATTCCATGCACTTGCATAATTACCTACATTTCTTTGAAATCTACCAGAAGCTTGTTCAGCCGCACTCAATTCCTTCTGAACATTTGCTATTTGGGCCAACAACGCTTTGCCAGCATCACCGTTTCTTCGCGTTCTTCCGAGGTCATCATAATCCTTAGTCAAGAGGATTATTTGCTTTCTGAGAGCTGTTATACTGCCTTCTTCCGCCCTACTCTGAATTATCTGATCCTTCTGTGCCTTAATTGTCCTTCTGATAGATTCTTCCTCGACTAGTCTTTGTGCTGCCAGTTGCTGCACCTGTCTTAATATTCCAGTTCCGGAAGAACCTGTTTTTTCTGAATCAGCAAGGGAAACAAAGCTTTTCTTTAACTGTTTTATTTGCTTATCCGTTTCAATTACAGCTTCGGTATTGGCTACAATCCATTTATTAGTGGACTGCAATGCGGCTGTCTCTTCCTTTGCCTTTTTAACTGCAGCATTGGAAGAATCAATGTCATGCTTCAGCTTTTGGATTTGAAGATATTTGTTTTCATACTCTTCTAATTTTTTAGTAGCCGCCGCTATCTCTTTCTCTAATTGTTTTATTGCTACATCACTATTTGGTATCCCCGCAACAGCAATTAGAGACTTCTTTAATTTATCTATTTCTTGACGCAGTTTTATAATGTCTTCGACATTGACATCTGCGGTAAATTTCATTCCTGCCATGTGACTTTTACATTTTCGTTTCCAAATGATTCCTTTAACTCTTTCTCTACGGTTAGGCTTGCCGAATCCAGAACGTCAAAACCCTTGCTAGATACAAAGCTCGCATACTCCATCCCATCCGCGAACACAACACCGTTTTTGGGTAGTTTCCCATATATAAGCAGGTTCTCTGTCTTGCCTTTGGCCCCCGCATGTTCGCTATCTGCCGGAACATATAGATAAACAATATTCCCATCACGAACTACAGCAGCTCCCGGAGCATTACGAAGATTCCACGTATGGTTCTGATAAGTCTTCTTGCTACTCACATTTCTTTCTTTTTGAGTGTCAACTGCATTATGCGCCGCTTCCTTCATAAGCTCATTTGCATACTCCTCCACCTCTTCAACAAACTCATCCAGACCCGACAAATCAACCGTTACTTCCATTACTCATCAAATTTCATATTTTCACCAAAGAAATCCTTATCAGATACTTCCTTAAGTACCTCCCCATCGTATACAGCGTGCAACTTATCTTTTTGCATGATGATCAAATTGCGATATGGAATTTTACAAACGACTTCATCATACGACAAATGAAGGCTATCCATGAACGACGCAATTTGCCCCAACATACAATCATTGCCTATAACCTCTGTTTTGCTGTTAGATTTGCTACGTTCTTCGCTAAACCTAACAGCGTCATAAAATTTTTCACATCTATCAGAGAGTAAGCCGCTGTAAGACCGGATAATACTTCTTCTAAGGTCCCATGAGACAATTCTTCGGACAATGAATCACTTCCATCTATAAACCAAGAAAGTGCGCTAGAAGCGACAGAAATGTCCTTCAATGAAGATATAACACCTGCTATATCCTTGTTGTCATCAAGAACTGCGAGATAGGCCGAAGCGCCGGCTATTTTATGTATAGTAGGCGGATTTACGCGATACATTTTCCCATTTACAATGATTGGGATGAAATCCTTTCCTGTGATAGCTTCTGATATAAGTATGGCTGCTTTATTCATAATGATATTTATTAAAAAGGGGTGAGATACATAAATCCTCACCCCCTCACCACTTTATAATATAGATAATGTTTCTGCTGATCGCGAAGTATCTTCCTCTCCATTCCCCTCATAGTTAACAGCAGTTCCAGCGTTCACCCGCTTTGACTTAGTCGTAGAACTATTCAAATTGAGAGAAGCATCAGAAGACATAGATGCGACGTTCTCATCAGCTCATACGGCATCTACTTTTCCCCCGTCGAACATATAGTCACTCTTCACGCCGGCGCTAGGATTTTCCATAGCAACAGCTGTTACTCCCAGACCAATATTCTTTTCCACAGCATTCCCTTTAGCAATGACCGCAGCATTGGTGAATACAATATAGTTTCCGGTCTTTGTCTGTCCGACAATGGCTTTGTTGACAATGCCCGGAGTATCAGAAGCGGCCCATCCTGCATCTGTATCAACTTTTTCTCCGCCTTGCAGATCTACCTTGTCATCAAAGGAGAAAACTCCCATAGTGAAAGCAATTGTTTTAGCCCCTTTTTGCGTCACATCACGATAATAAATGTCACCATTCAACTCGTTAATATAGTCGGTATAGGTAGGATCATCCTCCGTATACGACCAAGTATCTTGATGAGAGTTCTCAACTTCTGTAGCAGTACCTAACCAGGTTTTAAGGCTAGTTTTAGTTACAGCAGAAGTAATAACATCACCGTACCAAATCTTTTTAATTCCTATAAACGGTTTCATATCTTTTTAATTTACGTTTAATACTTCAAATAATAATTTTACATTCACATAGTAACAACATAACTCCTTATCTTCCTCTATCCCGATAGTCTCAGAAGAATACCGGTACCATGAACCGTCATATTGCCCTACAACTCCATCTTTGAACATCTCTTTAGCCTTTCTCTCCAATTCATTCAAACGAGTCAAATTGGCCTTCCCCGATCTAGATAAAGGAACACAAAGATTAACTTCAACGTATCCTCTTTCCCAATAGGTATCGGGCTGTTGAGTCTTGGGATAAACTACAATCCTTTCAGCATTTACCTTACCTTCAGGTATATTACCTCTCTGGTATACTTCAGAAATTCCAAAAGACTTGCAATCCTTAAATATTATGTTCGCGATGTCTGTTGTTGCAATCATATCCAAATATCACATCTACCTTTAAACTCTTCCGAATAACACTCGGCATTTTTCTTCACTTCACCTTCTCCAACAGTATTATCGTCAGAATCCAAGCATCTTACACGGTTTCCTAGAGGAATCTTACCTCCTTCGTAGACAACATGATAGTTATAAACCCAACGCTCACCGTTTACCGACACTTCCTTCTGCTGTGAATTGTCATGGCAGAAGCAGTCAGCGACATCCTGCCAAGATTCTCCGCCTGTTCCTGGAACTAGCCGGCCATATTCGTCATTCTCTTCTGGAGTAATAACCAACATTTGCAGTTTATGTGGAGCTGTTTCCAGCATATTACCAAAAAGTTAATTTAGCCTTATCGGTATTCAATTCATCCTCTAATCCATATTTATTGCATAAGTATGAATAATAGGACTTTACTCCATTTATATCCCAAGATAAAGACTTTGAGTGACCGTTTTCACTAACAGACTTAGATGTAGCCCGAAGGAGCAAGGATGGAATAAAGCGAGCAATAGCAACTGCTACTGTATCAATAGTGTCTTTATCAACCTCGTCCACCTCTCCGGATGAAAGAATGATTTCAAATAAGTCAGCCTCCGACAATTGAATGCCGAAGGTCTGAAACTTCTGTTTTATGTAGTCACCGGTTGTCATATCTACGCATTCATGGTGTCAAGGTCGAGAATAACGATCTTGTTTGGAGCCGTATATTCCGGAATCCATTCAGCACCATATTCCATAAAACGGCCTTCATCTGTACGTACATTAGAAATATACATACCACCTTCCGAACGAGTATAGGCCTTTCCCGGAATTGGATCAGTAATTTCATACGGAGTATGCCAGCGCATCTTTCCCTGCTTAGGCGTGGCAAACAAAGAAATACGGTTGTCTTTGAATACCTGTTTAAAAGAACCATCTGACAGTTCCACCAAATCTTCATTGATAACAATAGGAGGCAATCCCAATCCCCTGAAGATAGTCGTAGCCATCTCGCTAGACATAAGTCCGGCAGATAGTTGTACTTCTTTAGAGTCAAAGCTTTGCTTATAGAATTCGCCGAAATCTTTTGCACCAACAATACTGTTGATGAAAGTCTTACGAGACATCTCCATAGATACAAACATGCCAAACTTTGTACGTAATTCTACAACCTTTTCCATGAGATAACGTACAAAATTTAACTTATCTTTCACTTCTGGAGTGATGCGATGAACAGGAAGTACCATATCAAGCATTTCAATCCCTTGCGGATTATCATCTACCTTGACAGACGCTTTTCCGTCAGAGCGAAGATCACCGTCCACAATATCCATACGTTTGTGGGGAGCAAGCATAACTTGACGCATATCGTCTACAATATAATTGATAATATCGTCCAATGCTGCCCGTTGATCAGCAGTCTTTGCCTGATTGAACTTATTGATTAGTTCTTGCAGCATATCTAGTCTATCGTTATCCATTTGATAGCGGTCTCCTAGATAAGCTACTTCGCCATAACCGGAACCTAGAGATTTGCGTTCCCTCAAAGGTTTATTGGAATTGCGATCAATTACAGAACCGGCGGTAACACCTGTTACTGTGCCCAAATATGTTTTGAACACACGGGATTTTGTTTCTTCAAAATCAAGGTGCTTTTTCCAGAATATCTGATCTAATTTTAGAGCCTGAACGCGGTCAATAACCGCTTTTACAACTCCGGGATCATTTAGTAACGTTTGAATAGTCAAATACATAGTTCCTCCTTTCTTTAATAAGTGAACATAAATCTGTCACCCAGAGTCTCTTTATCCTTATCGGAGACAGGAACAATGAGTCTTGTCGGTCTAATCTCATATGCTTGACCAATAGCACCTACAGTCGCACCTGCTTCGACTTTAGTCCACGCATAGTTTAATGCTGTAGCCGTTGCTTTTGCCGTTTTCCCAGCTGCTGCAGTAGCTTCAAATAATACTGCACCCTTCTCGGCGGCAAGCGTTGGAGAAGCTGCAAGTGTAACGGTGTCGTATTCTGCATTGCTTTTGTCAATAGCTTCAATAGTACCACCATTTGTTCCATTACCAATATGCATACCATTGTATGCAAGAGAATTTTTCTTGATTTTCAAAGAAGTAGAACCGGCAGTAATCTTTTCAGCTACTTCAACATTAATAACAGCTTTTGCCGTCCGTTTTACAAAATCAAGAACCAAAGGGGTAAGAGGCGGAATTTGCGCAACCCCTGTTAAATTCGAAATATCCAAATTGAATCCACCAGAATAACGATATACCGTTTCAAAACGGCACATTTCTGGCATTGATGCTTCAATTGGCTTTAAATCATACTTAAAACCTGCTGGCATAATTAATCCTGTTTAGAGTTTTTAATTTCTTCTGTACCCTTATTTATCAGGCTTGCAATATCGTTGGCATCGTTCTGCCCACCATTACCTGACTCGGGAGTTCTCACATCTTGAAATCCTGCGTTGGCAAACGTTTGTTTTGCGTCCTTGAAGTAATTATCCAAGTCAGCATCTTCTGGAATGTTCAACATAGGAACAAGGTTTTCGGGAATACCATAATCCTTAGCCTTTGCAATGACCTGCTCCTGACGTGTGGCTTGTGCCTTCTCGGTTTCAAATTGAGCGAGCTTATCAGAAAGAGGCTTAACAGCCATGCTTACCGCATTTGCAATCAGAGTTGCCATATCTTCTTTCTTTTCGTCTGGAGAAGGATTGGGATTAGGAGCTGGATTCTCGATTTTCTTTCTCAATTCGTCCAATTGTTTTTGTAGACCCGTTTTTTCGTTTCTAACAGTATCAATGTCCCCTTGAAAAGCCTTCAAAAGCCCTTCGACCCCGCTAGTAGCAGTTTCTATTTGGCTTTCTTCAGTTACGGTTTTAGATAAGTAGTCAGCCACCCCGTCAAACGCTTTATCACCAAACCCAAAGGTTTTATACTTCGTTTTTAGTGCTACTAAGATTTTTTCTTTCATACTGTATGAATTTAATTTTAATTTCAACAGCATAAAATTAAGCTCTATAACGCAGATTTATAAGTATTTCCGTGAAAGAGAAATAACACTTTGCGAATAGTTACAAAATAGACATTTCTTTCATAAAACAGAGAGACAATTGGCGATAATGGTGGTGAGAAGTAAGAAATAGATTGGGGAATAAAGGAAAAGGCAAAAAGAAAGGCGGATGTTAGTCCGCCTTTATATATTATACGATATTAGAGTGTTTCTTTAAATATAAATCTCTAAGATATATGCTCATTAGCTTGATTATAGATTGCATTGAAAGCCTCACATCTTTATCTTCTCCAGAAGAAGGATCTTTTAATTGAATTGTATCAGGGGAATAATAAAGAAATTTCTTTATATCAGCAAACATTTCATTCCCCATGTTTCTCAAAAGATAACTTAGTGCTTCTTCCTCCACATCATAAGCTGTTTGAGGGTTTATATCTTCTAGTTCCTTAATTAAAAAATCAATATTATTATCTATTGTTTTTTTGGCTGATGATTTCTCAAATAAAACTTCTCCAAGAGGGGTCATTTTTAAGGGACTTGCCTTCTTTGCTAACTTATCAATCATATCATTATCAAATTTCATTAACCATTTGTTTATTTCGACAACCATATCATTGGTAGAGGTAACAATTCGTTGTAATTCATTGTATCTTTGTTCTGAATCACGAATACCGTCCTTATGTTTATCACAAGGAAGACTATCAACCTTATTCCTAGTTTCTTCTAACTTAGCATGATACTTTGACAGTTTCCAACTCCCAATGATTGCTAATACTATAACAGCTATCCAAGGAGCATTGTTTAGTAAATATGTGATTACTGGAGCCATGTGTTTAGTATGTTCATTAACTTTTTGTTCTATCGATGATGTTTTATTGGTACAAATATAGCAAACAATTTATTAATGAAACAATTTACTTAGCAAATTGATTAAAACAACGCTCGATTTAACTTTTCAGAAACAAAAAAACGCCCACCTTCCGGCGGGCGAAGACTGGGTAGGGAGGTGGACTACAAAACTGATTCCGAAAAGTCTAGATCGTAGCAGATCTTTCCGCTGTCGTTCCTTTTAAATACCCCGGTGCAGATTAGTTCGGGGAATCCTGGGCCTGATGTCCAAAAAGGGACGGACACTTCCTCACCTTCGATAAGTGATAAAGTTTCAGCTAGCTTATCAGCTTCTTCTTTGCATATATCTACTAGCTTTTCCATGCTGTCCGTGTTGCTACCGCAATGAACAGATAGTTCGGAGTATTGGTTTGATGTTTCCATGATTTATTTTTTGATGATTGTTTATTCCCATTACAGCATATTTATGCGGGACGCAATTCCACTGTTAGCCCCATAGCAGAGGCTATTTTATACAATGTAGCAACAGTAGGAACTGTTAGCCCACGTTCAACCCTTGAAATATAGCCTTTGTCAGCTCCAATACGCTTAGCAAGTTCTGACTGCGTAAGACGTGCATTTTTTCGGGCCTCAAGGAGTATTTGGGCGTTATATTCCTCCCATGCCTTTTCTCGATTTTTTTCACGCTCGGGAGTACCTTCTTTCCCAAGACCTTCGTCCAACCAAGCATCTACATCATAGATGTCTTTACTGATTTCTTTTAGTTCCATAATATTCCTCCTTTAATTTTAACGCCTTTTCTATTTCATTATTTGGTGTCTTTTGCGTCTTCTTCTTGAATGCATTAAAAAGAACCACAATAGTGTCACCGTCATATATGAAAAAAATACGGAATTCATTGTTTCCATAATTTACACGGAACTCATAAACTCCATCACGTATAAACTTTATAAAATGTCGTGGCATTTTATCTTCTACCTTAAACAAGTCTAATGCACGACGTATTTTATTTACTTCATCCTTGGATAACTTCTTAATGAAGTCGCTGAAATAGGTTTTATATGTGATTATCTTTCTCATGGAACAAAGATAAGAAAAGTTATACAATAATACAACTTTTATAGCTGGATATTTCAATGCAATATGAAAATTTAACTTCTGGAAAATAAAAAGCCCCGAACCTTAATTGGAACGGGGCGGGAAAAATTTTATTTTTTATCCCAGTATTTATTAAACAATTCTATCTCATTTCTTTTGAAAACTCCAACAATCATTCCCGATGCTTTACATTCAAATTTCCCATCATTTGTAATGTTCTCCACCCTCATCTGTCTTTCCGTCTTTAATTCAACTACAAGATCTCCTTCCTTTATACCATCAGCAATGACTGTTTTACCAATTTCCATATCTTGTTCCTTCTTATTATTCAAAATGCGCTTTATTTTCTTAACATTATTAGTCATTCCCCATAACTTAAAAAACAAAATAATCTGTAATACACCGAATACGATGATTACAATAGATACAAATAGTGCAATTCCTTCCATAACTTTGTGTGTTTTAGTTATACAATGCAACAAAATAACATACAAACACACAAAAAAGCAAATTTTACTCGATTAATTTAAACTTAGAACCGCATTTTGGGCAGATTATAGTGTTTTCTTCCTCTTTTTTACGTTCAAATAAGTCTGGTATCTCTACTTCTAATGCATCAGCTATTCTACTCAACACATCCAATGTCAAGTTTCGATTTAATGCCATAGATAATCCTGATTGAGACATATTCATTCTTTTAGCTACGTCTGCCATAGTCAATCCTTTTTCTTTTGCTATTTCTTTTACTCTTAACATAAACGTTATATTTAAATTTTGAGGCAAATATATAAAATTTAATGTATATGTAGAAAGAAATACGATAAAATTCACATATACATGAAAAATAATCTTTCTTTTTCTTGCTTAATATTCACATATGTGTTATATTTGCATCATAATTAATAACACATACGTGAAATAATAGAATTATATATATATGAAACGCTACAACTTATCAGAAATAATGCGCACCGCACATAGAACCTACAAGTATGTAGGTAAGAAGCAAGGTAAAACCTTCGGCGAGGTCCTAAAATCAACTTGGAGACTTGCCAAATTGGACGTAGCCAGACAGGAAGCGGACGCAAAACGCAAAGCTGAAGAAGAAAAGAGACTAGACTCTCTTAAAAACAGTAGACCGGCAGAGGTGGTAAGATATAACTTCTCGGGGGAAATCTATAATCCTAGTAGCAGAGGTTACATGGGCGCACATTACGTAGGAGATTAACTATTAAAATATACGGATATGATAGAAATGACAATCATCGTTTTAAGTCTGTTTGCCGGATACAAGATGTTCGGTGACGACAATGATAAGTTTTTTATGTGCTAACCTATTATTAACAATGTGAGCAGGCGTTCGCAGCACCTGCTCACTGTAAACAACTTAATTATATGAACAATCCAGTAGTTTACGACTACAAAGGTAGTCAAATTTCTTTTATGAGTGGCGAAAATACAATGATTAACGCCACACAAATGGCAAAGCCATTCAATAAACGTACAAATGATTGGCTTTCGTTGAAACAGACTAACGAGCTAATTATCTCATTATCAGCCAAAACGGGAATTCCCGCAACGGGCTTAGTTATTGTAAATCAAGGTGGTAACAATCAAGGAACTTGGTTGTATGAAGATTTAGCACTAATTTTCGCTCAATGGCTGTCTCCAGATTTCTATTTATGGTGCAACGACCGCATCAAAGAACTTTTAAAGACCGGAGTAACCACCGTTTCAAACGACGACGAAGCAATAGCCTACGCCATGCAAGTACTCAACAAACGTCTAGAACAAGCCAAAGCGGAGAAAGCGATGCTTGAACAACAAAATGCCTGCCTTGCGAACGAAATCAAACAAACAGCCCCGAAAGTGCAATATGTAGATAATGTGCTTCAATCAGTCAACACCTACACATCTACCCAGATGGCGAAGGAACTGTCATTGAGAACAGCCGAGCAGCTTCACAAGTCTCTAAAAGGAAAGGGAGTCATGTTTTACCAGTCCGGGCAATGGATGTTAACAGCTAGATATAGTGAAAACGGGTACACGAAAACAAGAACAAGTCAGTTCACTCGATCAGACGGAAGTATAGGAACCAATACGATAACCGTATGGACTGAATTAGGGAGGGCTTTCCTTCATAAGATATTTAAAGATGAAAGAGCCGCCTAATCCTCTTTTCCATATGCTATTAAGTGGTATTTAATAGCGTAATTAATTATGGCTATTAAATGCTACTTAATATTGTTGCATAATTTACCCCCAGGTGTACATCCGGGTGTAACACTGGTGTGACATCGGTGTGTGGTTATTCGGGAATTCCGAACAACTGCATTGAAAAATCAAAAGAATACACGAAAAATCAAAAAGTTATGAAACAGAATTATTTCACATCGAAGCAAAGTAGACAGATAAACAAGATATATAACGAAGTACAGAGCTATATGCCATTCGAGGAAGCCACATTTCCGGCTTTTATTTCGAAGATAATCCCGTTCGTAAGGGAATATTCCCGCTACACGGAAAACAGCAAGGAATACGCAAAAGAATTGTTCGTAGAAGGGATAAGGAAGCTGGCAGACAAGTATTATCCTAACGGATTCAAGTTCAGCAAGAAGCAAAGGTACAGATTCTCTTTGATTGAGATTCCCCGAATGAGCACTTTCGAGTGCGAATACAAGCCTATCGAGGGAGTTGCATGCATGAAGGTTATCAGAGCTTTCCGGGACTTCGCTTGTTCCGGATTCGAAGACGAAGAAGAATTTGTAAAGAAATTAATCAGAATATCCAATATGCTTAATTAAGTCAGGGGATTTCGGTCCGACACTGAAGTTGACGCCAATCAGCGGGAAAGGGTAGCTTTAGGGCTGCCCTTTCTTATGCCCCAATGTTAAATAATGTAGTGAATCACAATATTTCTCTCTTTTTATTTGGAGCATATCACATCAACTACTATCTTTGTAACATCAAAATAAGAAACAAAGTATTAACAACTAAAAACATAAAGATCATGAAGACGTTTGAATTTAACAACGAGACAATTACTATCGAGAAAACAGGTTACGGACAGTATGTATTAAGCGGTATGGGTACATCAGTGCATTGTACTGACTCTGAAATCTGGGATTGGTGTGATGACGATGAAAACGAAGAGAAACATTTGTCAGCTAAAGAATCTGCGTACAGACTGCTTGTAAATTCTTTGTAAAACAAAAAAAATAAACAACATGGAAAAAGTGAGTAAAAAAAGAGGAAAGATTATCACAGACCGAGAAGAACTGCTTGTTTGTCAGCAATATAAGGATGGATGGACACTTAGAAAGATAGCGACGTATGCTAACATCTCCCAGACAACCGTGATGGCGATCTTAAGGAGAAGGGAGATCCCTCTCCGGAACGGGAAACAGATCACCGAAGAGCAGGAAAAACAGGTGATAGACCTGTATCTGTCAGGAGGAAAGATCAAAGAGATAATGTCAAAAACCGGGGTAAAGTCAGAGCAGACGATTTACAGGATCATCAACAATGCTGGAATAGATAAGAGGAGGTAACAATTACTCCTTTAATCGTTAAAAGATGTAGTAAATCACAATATTTTCCCTGTTTTGTTTGGAGCGTATCACAATAATACTTATCTTTGTAACATCAAATAAGAGATAAAGTAATAAAAATAAAAAAATTATGAAGACTTTAAACATCAACGAAATCGTAGAAGCAGCAAAAACAATCGCTAAAGAAAGAGGTGAAAATATATTCTTCGGAGTAAGAGGGAATATCATCGAAGGCTGTCGCAATCGTAAGACTTCTGAAGAATACGAGTTTGATGTTGAGAATGAAGAGTCTATCTATGACAATACAAGAGATGAGGTTGCTACTTCTATTATCCTTGAAGCAATTGATTCATTAAAAGGTGATGATGAAGTTGTTGTTGAGTTTGAAGAGGCAGAAGAATCTGAATCAGTTGAAACATCAAATATTAATATTAATCCTTGCAATGAGTACTTCCTTCGTTTTACAGAAGACGCTGAAGGTGATCTGAGAAGAGGAACCTCTTTGTTTAAAACAGGCAGCATGGATAAAGCTATAGAGCTTGCGGGTCTGTGTGGATTCTCAATCGACTTAGTAGGACTTTCTAAGTCAGAGATTGAGAGAAAGGTTGCCAGATATGCAAACATGTTTGCTTATTACTCTAAAGGATGTAAGGCTGTTATTTTTGAAGGTGAAACAATTGAGAATAACAAGAATGGAGAAGGTGTTGTATTCAAGCCTTACAGAATAGAAGGATTTGTAAAATTCTAAGATATATCAAAAGGCCTTGCCGTAATCTTGCCGTTATTGCTTAATTACCCTTACCATAACCTTACCACTTTCAAGTGGGCTGTTTGGTAAAATATCAATACACAAATTTCTACCATGCCTCACTCTGTAAAATATTGTTACCCCACCCTTGCTTCGAGGCAGGACAACCCCACCCTTGCTTCGAGGCAGGATTGTCCTATTTTTCCTCTTATTTTTGTATAATCCCCGTGATTTTTCTGACTAAGTAGTCTCATTTTTGGTCTGTTTGTCTGATTCCTTTTCCCCTTTTTCCTCTTCTTCGATCTCTTTTAGAACTTCGTCTACCCTTTCGGCATTACCGGCAAACAATATACCTTCTCTCCGAGACCAAACCTTACCATTTATTGCGCTAACTGCCGTTGTTACCCGTTCGTCAATATCATCAATCATATATGGGACCAAGTCTACGTCTATGTCGATAGTCTGTGAAGCTTTATTGAACTCCGAAGGATTGACATCAGCTAAAGCAGACACAAGAAAGTTGATTCTACGCTGAAAGAACTCCCCTATTACTTCTGCGTGATTCGAAACAGCCATATGTGCACCCATAAAGATGTATCTAAAAGCTCTTCCTGAAATAGCATTGCCAAGCCCTTTTAACTCCTGTGGAGATATTCGCGGAGTGTTAGTTAAATCGTATGCTTTGTTAGTAAGCCCTTCAAGTTCCAGCTTAACTGTATCCGGAACTTGGTTCCAGGTCAGATATTGAGCATTCGCTTTTTCTCCGGTTAATTGTATGATCCTGTTGCGTTTCTTCCCTGTGAAGTTAGAGACATCGCCAAAAAGCATTAAATATGGGAAGAAATGGTAATCTATACAATCGGCATAGCTAGATAATATCTTTTCGATTCGTACACGTATGGTCTTTATTTTATGACAGTAAGTTTCCGGACGATAACCATACAATACAGGGAGTTTTCTAAAACCATGCCGGAAGGATTTTTCCTCCACAGCTTCCCATCCATTTGTATTCTCCCAATGGTAAACATGACTGGAAGTAACTGTTTGAAAACAAACAATTTCTACATCATCTAAATCCTTCTTCTTATATTCACGAGAAAAAGCAACTAAGTCTCCCGCATCATCAAAGAACGGATAAAGTTTGTCTCCTCTAAAAGGAGACCAGATGACACTACGCAGTTTATTTTGAGGCCTCACCTTACCCCCAAAAGTTTTTTGTATCTTATTCCAAAATTTGAGCCAAAAAGAATCATCTTTTACCGCATACCAATATTCGGCACATTCCTGTTCAGACAGCCATGAACGAACTATACGCTTGTTTTGGTATTGAATCTTATTTTTTTTGAGGACTTGCTGAATTGCATAAAAAAGACCTTTTTCGCTTTCATTAGATGGAGAACAATCCATTTTAGGTTCAGTTCCTACCGTAAATGCCGTTTGAATATTAGTTATATCTTGCTCCAGCGGGATAGAGATGCGGTTACACGGTTCTGTACGTTTTTTAGGAGGAATGGTAATGCTTTTGCCGTTAGTATCATCCCATTCTTCTCTTCCTTTTTCTTCCACAATTTCTATATCAGGATATTTTTCTTTATCCACAATGATTTCATGCAAATCAGCATTCCAATCTTTCCAGTTTTCACAGGTGTTAGGTTCCTCTGTTCTCCGTCCTTTTTTTAAATATCCGATCTTCTGATCTACATCTTCTAGTGCTAAAATGTCCTCTAATGTCATAGCTATATATTTTTAATGATTAAACGCTTCTAAACCTTTTGAAACCTGCTTTCTTCCCATCAATTCCATCATACAACAATAGCGCACTTCGTCAATAATATGATTATAATCATCTACAGGAACGTTAAGCCATTTGCCATTCTTATCCTGTTGATACGTGTAATTATCCAATTCTTTTTTAGCATTAATGGAATTCTCGGTTATATACAGTTTCTTTGATTTCATAAAATCGATTCCTGCTTCTACCGATCCATGATATTTTTCGACTGGCTGTATATTAAATCCCGCATTATATATTTCAGCGATCAAACGTGGATCAGCGCTTTCTGACCATATTTTCAATCTAGGCATCCTCTTAAACTTCTTGATGATATCAGTAGAAAGAAGGTTTGTTTCATAAAATTTTTCATCTATATAAATAGCATTATCTAAAAAGCCATTTTCAGAACAAGCAGTAGGATCATTTGAGTATCCAAAATCAAGCCCATACCACCTGCGTTTTACCCAAATAGGTACTTCTTTAATAATTGTATAGTTCTCAAAGATAAGACCTTCGATCTTAGACCTCTTTCCTAATCCATATATAAGCCATTTTCTCTTATCTGCAGTCCCTTGCGAATAATTATACTCTGTAGGTTCATATGATTCAATCTTGCGCTTCATATTGGCTGGAATAAATGGATTATCCAACATCGTTGAATGATCAAAGTAGCAATCTTCACGTGTACATACATTGTCATATATCCAGTGCTCTTCTGCCGAAGGGTTATAATCAAGTATTGAAAACCGCGCACATCTTTGTTCTAACTGGTCAAAATCATCTTTAGAAGCTTCCATCGCCTCATTTATCCAAAAGATATCAGAAGTCAGACCATGCAGCCTTTGAACATCATCAAGCCCCACAAACTCAAATGAAGTAGAATACATTTGTATCGTTTTTAAGGTGTTGTTAATCTTGCAATCATTGTATAATCCCGTTTCAAGAAGTATGTTTTTAAAATCGGTCCACACTGTTGAAGATAGCCATGTCCCTTTCTTTCTAGCAATTACGATTCTATTTGAACGTTGCCAGTTATTTATTGCATAAACAATAAAAAATTGTATAAGTGAATATGTTTTTGATGAGCGTGATCCCCCTTCGAATACATAGACATTAAACCTGTTACTCTCCAAAGCAGACATGGCCCTATGAAAAACAGGTGTGCAATTTATATTTAGTTCAGCAACTCCCACTATTATTCAAATTAGTTTGCTTATCCTGCAGTTCCAAATCCTCTTTTTTATTATAAACCACATTGACATTAACGTTAGCTGGAGGAGCTATTGACGATCCGTTAGAAGTAACATCCATCTTTTCCGGCGCATCCCAACCTAACATCTTACAAATGCGTTCTATGGCTTTTAATTTATCATGAAGCTCTATTTTCACATATTCCACATCCACAATTTCTGAATCATCACTTGTGCCAATATTCTTTTTTAAAATCTTTGTTGCTATACTTTTTATAGCAGACTTTTGCCTTGGAGTAAGTTTATCAAATTCAGCTCTTTCTATCCAGCTGTTGTGCATATCCGCAATAGAGGAAAAAGCGATACTTGACAATTCATATAGTATCTTTTCCTTAGTAATATCAGATTTACTTTTTTGTTCTTCCTGGAGCTCCCTTATTCTTAGGGCAATCTTAGGGTTATTTTGCAACTTAAATGCATCAACTCCAATAGCCTTATCTGATTTGCTACAGCAGGAATACGCACGACGATAAGCCTCAGATGCATTACCGCACTCGAGGTAGTAATTACAGAAGTTTTCTTGCTTAACAGATAATTTCGCCATGTTTTTAGCTTATTATTTTTTCAGCCTCCAAATGATACATAATCTCAGTGTAAAGGTAATCCAGTTCTTCCCTAAAATCCTTATAAGTCTTATAGTAAGAAATAACACTATCGCAATAGTGCGAAATTGATGGTAGGCAATTTACATTAATAGCTTTTGCTATTCCTTTTCTAAGCCCTTTGGGAAGTTGTTCATCAAATAATATAGTAGCAGGAGAATACAGACGCAAAATAACAAAACAAAAACGTTTTTTTTGGATAACACTTCCCTTAATCGCTTTAGAATTTCTGTACGATTCTATATAATTAAACATTGAATATATGTGCTCAATGTGAATAAGACTGGTTAATACAGGAGTGGATATTAAATCTTTTCTTTGAGACAATGACATTTGAAGCTCTCTAATAGATTTAGCTTCTGAAATTTGCTCGATCATAGTACTATAGTTTAGAAATTAATAGTATATTTGTACTATGAATTGAGAAAAGAGGATCTATCTGGTGGTTCGGTGGTCCTCTTTTATTTTGCTTTTCTCGCCCACATATGAGCGTTGTACAGAGCATAGGTGTACATCTTAAGCTCCCTGCTGTTGCTTATATACTCTACCTTCATTGCAGCCTTCAAGCATTCCGCCAAAAGGTTATTGTCTATTTCTTGGTTCATGATCATTTTAAAGGATTAATTATCTGTTCTCTGTCTTCCATCTTTCTTTTAAGATAATCGTATTCCCGTTCAATACACTTGCTTATCTTTTCTACATCTTCGTAACGCTCAGCCTTTATAAGCTCTCTTTTGAGGCTTTCAAGCTGATTGATGTATACAATGTCGTTACGGTCCGTTACATGCTGAATATACATTTGTATATCGTTCAGCTTATTCTCCATGCGCCCATGCCATTTGCTTATCATGATTAAGATAAAGGCAACGGTTGTAGCATTAATAAAAAACAATGCTATTTTAACTATTAAGTCTAATACTTCACTTGTTAGCATGGCTATTCCTCCTTGATTAATTCAGGGTGATCAAAAACATCGCCCAACACTTCAATACTATCACATTTCAAATCAAAACGAGATAGAGGAATTGTAGGATAAGGGCACTCATTCAAAAAATCTTTCATGATATATCTCACTTTGCCCGGACGCAATCCAAAATAAGAATACCGATCCACATAAATAACTTCTCCCTTACAGATATAATACCGATCAGAGATAACAACACGATCGTTAACAGTTATACCTTCGCGTTTATAATTTATAGAAATGTAGTCATGTTCATAGACCTCCTTGCCATTCTTGTCATACAAGCCGGTGAATTGACCTACGGTATCTTCTTTAACACCAATACCATTGATTTGTACCGGAGAAATTGTTTTTGGGCTATTAATTCTATGAACTAAATCACCATAAATCCATTCGTCATTTAAGACGGACTTCCCTCTGAATTTTATTGTACGATTCATTTTATACCTCCATTATTTTTAACGCTTTCTGTATTCCAGCTTCTAATGCTTCTTCGTAAGTATCCCACTGACCACCATCGTTAGGGCCGTCAAATATATCGGCAGCTATAAAAGTTCCATTATCAGCTTTGCATATATCATAACCATAACCGCAAGCATTTCTAACGATGGAAATATGCAGGTTCTTGGTTTCACGTAGCCACTTTTGAGCGACAGACTGAGTAGGGTAATGATAACTACTGAATCCTTTCTCTGTCAGCGACTTGAAAGTATCCAATGTTACAAATTTTTCGTCCATAATTAATTCTCCGTTTTAAGTTCTTTCAATATTTTCTTCGCTATCTCATAATGATTCAATTGCCAACTGGTATAAACATCATCTGTGTGTTCATCGTAATGGTTGGCATATACGTATGCGTTCAAGTTTTCACGAAAAGAGTCTCCGTCTAAACCTGAATCATCACAATCATCGTACATATTCAATTCATGAGCTACCTCATTACATTCTTGATGTGTGACAAAGTCATAGATAGTTCCATCATAGATATTTGTCTGACGGACATATTTTTGTCCTATCGCTATCTTTTCACAACAAAACTCACACCTATGTTCTTTCTTGGCTGTTGGATAAGTTTCTCTTAGTATTGTTGGCATAGTTATTCTCCTTTCTTCACTAATTCCACTTCTGTCGGCTCGTCATCTTCCCAACTTACTTCGGGAAACAGGGCGGTATCAAGTTTAATCCAATCAAGCATAGTTTTGGCTGGTTGCCAATATCCACACTCATCAATCTTTACGGGTCGTGCATTGAAAAGGCACAAATCACCGTCTTTGTCTCTTGTTACATACATAACTTATCCTTTATAAGTTTAATTTACTTAATATCTACTCAATAATTTGTAAAACATTCGTTTCTTCTCGATGTATTTAAGTCCGTTTCTGCGAAGTCCCCTTTTAGTCTTGGACACAATCATTTGACAACCTCTAACGCCAACATATATGAAACCCGAATGATGACTTTTAGCTTCTTTAAAGGCCCACCAAATCGCTTCACGACAATATCTGTAACTATCATTTTGAACACCTTCATAGCCTTTTCGAATTATGAAATGTCCAATTTCGTTAGCTTCTTCTTCTGAATAGCAAATTGTAAATATATTATTCATCTAATTCTCCTTTCTTTAGTTCCTCACAATGTAACTTATAAGCATGGGCAAACATTTTCAAAGTAACAGGCTCAAAAGCAAAGTCTGCTTGCTTGCCTTCTACTACAACTGAAACACATAAATCTCCATCACAGAAATCAATATATGCTACAGCATCATTTATCCCCTTTATAGAAACAGTTTGTGACTGTATAGTATCATTCATTGTTAATCTCCTTTCTTTCTAATTCGTTACCATTTGTACATTAATTTGAGTTATTTGCCTAGAATCTGCTTCATACACCTACGGAACTCTTTTATAGAGGCAGGATTCATATTTTTACTAAGCATGATTTGCGATATTTCAATCGGATTATACTTTCTGTATTCAACCGGAATCTTTCCATATACTCCGTATTCCAACATTGATCTTCTAATATCCATTGGGATTTTCAAAGTTTTCAAAGCCTTCTGCTGTTGTGGAACGGAATAGGGCTGATAATTACTGTCCCAATTTCCGAATACAGAAGTAACATAAAGAATCTTTTCTGCTAATCTTATTTTCATTTCTTTATCGGTTATTCGTTATCATTTGATTCAAGAAGAGGAATTGGCATCCAATGAGTTGTATCCCAACCGCTAATCGTTTCATAGGAATAATTATCACTCCAGAAATATGCATCGCTATTATCGTCTGTATCCAAAACTGCAAGCCTCACTGTACCATCTTTAAGCCTGATTAATACAGGATCTCCTAATTCCGGTAATTTATCTTTTACGCTGATCCACGGAGATTGCTTTGATTGCCACTTGGCGCCAGCGATAAACGACTTATAACATTGATGGCGTCTTCCGTTAATAAATCCGGCACAAATAGAATCATCTTCACAAGTTGGGAAACCGTTTTGATGCTCTTTTGCTGCTTCTTCTAATGTCTGTTTCATATTAATTTTCATCTAATTTTATCATATCTATTTTACTGACAGCCTTTAAGACTCTTAGAATGTCCTCCTGAAAGTCTATGACTTGTTGATTACGAACACTCTTCTTTAACTCTATTAGGGATAATTCCTGTATTCTTATCAAAGATGGAATGTCGTTAACCAACTCAAGTGTAATTTCTTTCTTCTTAGAATTTTTCATATTTCCTCCTTTCCTTTAAAGTGTTCGATTAGCTCTTCTACTGTAGCCTTATGATAATTGTCCACATTAAGGTCGTTAGGCATTCCGTAAAAGTCTATGCCCGATAATCCACCGTCAGAACCGCCTCGATATATACCCCAATCTCCTTTGTCATTAACAAAGAGTTGATTATGGTCTGTGTCATCTCTTAATGCGGCAATAGCAAGAAATAAATTTTCATTTGTCCCGCAATCAAGAAAATGTCCATATAATTCCTGCGAATAGGAGCAAGAGAAAACGGCTTCTCTCCCATGATATACTTTAATGTTGTCTCCAATAGCATTTAATCTTTCATTAGAAAGAAGTGGTCTAATCCCTAAACGTTTCAAAGACTCTCTTAATCTTTCAGTGTTTTTTCTAATAAAACATGGTGTTGTAAATCCCATAGTTAGTTCCTTTCTTTTTAGTTATCCGTTATCCGTTAAAGGTCGTTTTCTCTGTCGCTACGTCTCCATGCTTCATTAAATACTGAACGACTAATTGGTTTGCTATATGGGTAAACTCTAAGTAATTGCATTTACTTCCAGTCAGTCGGTTAAAGGCAAATCCAGCCCCTAATATTAGACCTGTCATTACTTCTGTTGCATTTTCATCATTCACTTCGATGTAGTTCTCATTATCTTCGTCTCTAACAACATCTTCAATAGCCGATGCAAAGCATAAGGCATAGTTTTGAATTTCTTTTTCTTTGCTCATAATTAATTCCTTTCTCTATTGTTATACGTTAAAATACTCACTACAAACAAATCCCTTTCGCGGGATAAAGTCTTTAAACTCACAACTTCTAAAAATCCACTTCTTATCAGCCCATCCGGCTAAATCCTTTTGCCATTGAGGAATAATTTGACGAGGATTATTTAAGTCCCGGTAAGGCTGACAATGCGGCAAGAACCGACCACCTTTGTTCTTCCAATGATTGACACGCTCAAACGATTCTTTAAAGTCATTCAGCAGAATACAGTAGAAGAAGTATTCGCCTTTATACCCGTATTTGTCAATCAAATCCGTAGCCCGTTCACATTCTGCGATTTGTCCCGGTGTGTCACAACCGAACCGAATACGTTTTATCCACTTCACTTTAGCGAGTAGCCGGGCAATATCATCTGTCACTAAGCGGGCGTCTAAACCTTGATTGAAGTCTACACGTACTCCTATGGAGATAATCTTTTCAATCTGCTGCAAACCGTAGTCGGATGCAAGTATGTTGTTATCCATGAGTATGATGTTTTTTCTCCCATTGACGGCTATCTCCTCAATATCCATGTATGGGGTAATTTTGCCTTCTTTAGTAGGAACTACACACCATTTGCATTTGTTAGGGCATCCTCTTGTCAGAAAACCATAAGCCAAATTCTTATCAACATTATACAGATCGTAATCAGGAATCATTCTATCAATTTCTGGCAAAAGAACCTTTTTTATGTCATACCCTGTACCGCCTTTCTCGATCTGATCAGCATTAGTTATCCATTGCCGGTAATCCTCTGTAAAGCTGAATACTTTAGCCATATAAACTTTATCATAATGATCGAAAGGATTATACCAATCAACCTTGTCACCTCTTGCCTTATGATAGCTGCTTATCTTCATCAAGGCAAGATTAGGATAATTGCTATCCACAGCCAATAATCCAATATTCATTATTTATTTGTTATTCATTATTTAATCTCTCTTCAAAGTCCGCAATGATGCAGTCCGCATCACCGCCATGTGTCCAATTTTCTAAAACCGAGGAAAGGATTTCAATAGCTTGTTCTTTCTGCCATTTAGCACCTTTCTTAAACAAGGGAACAGCATACTGTCCAATTGTCGCACTAGATGTTATATAATGCTTCGGGTCTTTATGAATCTTATAGGCGGCATGAAGTTCTTGTATGATTTTCTCTCGTTCGATTCGAGCAGCCTTTTCTATTATTTGTACCATATTTAATTTGTTACTAATCATTGTAATATTGTGGATAACACCCTTTTATAATCTCTTCTGCATCCTTTTGATGTTGAGTACCTTTTGCTAAAAGTTCAACAGTTGCAGCCAAAATGGAGATTTTGTTAGAATTGAGCCGATAAGCATCGGCAACCAATTCAGACATTGCATACCGTTTATCGGATAATCCTTTTATCTTAATCTTATTCATTTCTGATTTGTTATCAATTAAAAATATGCGCAAACACACTCTTCTCGTCAGACAGCTCAAGACCTAGCTGCGAAGGATAACTTTTGATGTAGTTGTAGAACGCGAACATCTTCTTGTCGTCGTCACCGCAGCGATCTATCAGCAGCTTGATGAAGGCAAGGAGACAGTCTGAGTCGTTTCCGAAGTTTTCCTGGGTAGAGAACTGGGTCTTGTCTACATCTTGTTTCAGCCGGCGTATAGCTGCTATCGCCGTGTTGAAATTGTACTTGGCATCGTAACGCAAATCATAACCCTGCTTTTTCATTTCACTTCTCATGTCAAGGAGAAGAGTTTCTACGACATCTGTCAACACATACGTCAAGTTGAGAGTCGTATTAAGATTTGTTGTTCCTATTAGCATGATTTATGTGTTATAACATTAAACATTTCTTTTGCTATCTGACGTGTAAAACTTATCAAGATTCTCCTTTTGCTTGACAAACTTTCTTTGACATAGCATTTCAGATATACTGTTGGAAAGCTCCAAAGCCTTTATAGCTTCTTCATCGCCATCTTTAGCTCTTGATTCAAGTTCAGCACGATATTCCTCATAAAACAAGCCATTGGTCGGCTTAGCTTCTTCTGCATTGTGAGCTTTATGTTCGTTATATGACTGATTATCAGCAGTAGAGCAACGCTCTTTATTGTATTCCTTAAACCAGCTCATAATAACTTGACCGTCAATGCGATTATATATCTTGCCATACTTCATCTTCATAGCATTTTTAAAGCACAACTTGATATCGTCCAGTTTCATGTATGCATATTCCTCAATAATCAGATCTACGGTCATTGCAACTTGGACATCAGACATCGTTTCTGCTGCATTGAAGAATTCTAATGCGTCAGCTAGTAGATATACTACTGCTGCACGAGCTTTTGTCTCTCCAAGATTCTTAATTATAGTCCCAATCAAAGGTTCATGGGAAAGAAATACGTCTTCAATCCTTCTTGGATTCAGCGCCTTGCAGTATTGCTCCGGCGAGTTGCTTAAGGCGGCTAACTGACTCCCTTCTTGTTGTCGCAGTATCAGCTCGTTTTCCATTATAATTTCCCTCCAGTATCTTTGTATAATTAGCTTGTTTAAATATCCAATCAAAATCACATTTCCAGTTGTGGTCATTGCCCCCGAGGAGAAAAGAACTTTGAAGCACAAGGTTAAATACAGTTCTAATGCTTTCTTTGCCGTATTGGGCTATACGTGCTTTAACTGCTTTCTTCCGTGTTTCGGTCATTGATTTTATAGCCGGAAGCTTATCTCTAAACAAGCTATTATACCAATTCATCAAACCTACCCAATCAATTTTTGGGGAGTGGGACAAAGAAAGCTCGTCTTTCTTTTCTTCTCCGTTAGGAGAAGTTTCTTTATTATTTTCCTTTTCTTTTCTTTTCTTTCTATTTACTTTTACTTTACTTTTACTTTGTTCATTATCGCTATGATTAATTGAATTATTTGTGCAATTAATTGAATTGTTTGCACAATTAATTAAATATTCGGGGATAATAGTCGTTTCTTTGCGTTGATAAGTAGCAAGAAGAAATCTCTTTTGAATGCCAGAAGATGTGAGTATTTTATATTTCTCATAAAGTTCCTGATCGAAAAAACCAACCTGTAATGATTTTATCAAAACTTCTTTTACTGCGCCCTCGGAAACCCCAACTGTGTCAGCAATAACAAAAGGCAAATCTTCGTCCCACAAAATGTAATACCCTTCATCCTTGTAGATATTACACAGCAGGCAAATAAGTATAGAAGTAGATTGAGACCCACAGGCCCGTGATATCTTTCTTATCTTAACATCTGTAAAGAAACCAACATCCATAGGGAAATAATCTATTCCCTGCTTTGTAGGTCTTCCAGCCATAATTGTTTAATTAATACGCATGAATACAATTTCTCTTACTATCAGGACAAAACGCCGTTTGAGTATAAAACAGTAGGCAACACGTGGATTGCCTTTGGCTGTGGGAACAATAGTTCCATTATTGCATTTTGCGCAAGTATCTGGGCGGATAACTTGCTTGTCTGATTTCTTTTTCATGATTAATATTGTTGTAGGGCTACTGGTAGGTAGCCCTGTTGGTTACATTAAAAAGGAATACCCGCATCTTCATAAAAACGACATTCTTCATTCATGTTAGGCATTATTTTTTGAGAAATACTCATTATCAATTCTTGCCTTTCTTTGCTAAATGTCCTAATCTTCGGATGACACATTACCTTACCATCTATATTGCATGTGAATTTGCGACGAGGTCTTACTCCTGTAAATTCTTCATCGGTGTTGCTATACTCTACAGCTTCCACCAAAAGATGTTTGCATCCTATACAATATGATCTGTTTAGAGGATTAAACCTACACTTATCCTCATGCAATGTCATAGCACCCTTACTAAGGGAGATTTTCTTGCAATGTTCACAGTGGTATACCGTTCGTACATCTATTTTCATTTTATGCTACTTTTAATTTATTAAATTTGTTAATAAAATAGACTTGCCCTTCTCCGGTTACATAACATGTAAATTTAGTAAACTGCGGATGCCCAGGATTTGATATAATTCTTTCAGACACCCAAAAAAGTTTCATTTCTGCCGCCCTTTGGGTCGGAGTATAATAATTTTCATGTTTCTGCTTAGAGTTACTCCATCTCTTCCTTCGTATGAGATACCCATTATCTACCATCCATTCATATAGCCTTATTTCCCCTATTTTATGTCCATTTTGCGTAATAAGCTTCGCTAAATCTGAAATAAGGATATTCGTATTGCTTATTTTTACACTTTCCGTGAAAATGACCGCAGGTCGTTGAGATTCGTTCAGTTCTTTCAGCGACTGATTTTCTAAAACGATCTTTTGTTTCTCTTCACGTTCGCTCTTTAATTGAGTGGCAAGACTGATAACTAGATCGGGGTTATTAATCATCTGCTCCAAGGTAGGCTGCGTGGCGGTCATACCGTATTTAAGTAGTTCGTCCACTCTCATATCCACCCATACAGCTAAATCGGAATTTAGTTTTTGAGCGACACGGATAGCGACAAGACGGTGCGCCCAAGTGCCGGGGTTGTCTCCACCTCTCTTAACTGTCAGTAAATCAGCCAAACTAAAATTTTTTAGTTTGGAAAGAGATGCACAATACTCGTTGATTTCCTGCGAGTTAACAATTGTAGATAGGTTCTTCTCCGGATAGGCTTTCGCCATAGCTGTAAGGTTCACCATTACATCATCTCCTTTTTCAAAAGGAATTTGATTACCGTTGTAATCGAATTTGATAATTGAAGCATTCATAATATCGCAATTTTATTTTTTATTCAACAAACACTAAGGCTACATCTTCGTGCATCCAAGTGCCGCCATTATCACCATAGATAACTTGCACTAAATCAGACGAGAGGATTTTTCTCACCTCGCTTAATGCTTTGACATACGTCTTCGTTTGCTCTGTTTTCAAAAAATCTTTTGGCGATTTCCCGAAAGGCTTAGCCATTTCGGTTGCATTTACCATTACATTATCACCTTTATGAAAAGTGATAGGACTTCCGTTGTATTGGAAGATTTGATTAGTATTCATATTATTTGATTTTAGACAATAGCGATACAGGCGGAAGTCTCTCATTCCGCCATTTAGTTAGAATTTAAATATTCGACAACAAGAACTTTAGACAATCCTTGTGCGGATCATCCGAATGATGACTAAAATGGTAATCCTGGAATTGCTGAAATAATCCTTGCGATAGTATGAAGGCATAAGCTTCATTCTTGCAATTCTTTTCGATTAGGAACTTTTCATAAGATACAGTTTTCGCACTGCTGGGCGCAAAGTTGGGGTTACTATTATTCGCCTTAACTCTGTAACTTCCGGTCTTTGGCATTTTGGATAAGTTTTTGAGTTGTTAAAAATAAGAAAGGCTATCGCCTCCCGTCTCGCCAAAGACCGTACACATAGTTTATGAGCTATGAGTATCCGTGGGATTTGATAGCCTTATATCCTTGCGGTATATACGCTTACAAATGAGCATAAAATATACTCATTAACTCAAAACTATAAATACAAGTCTTTGGCGAAGACACCACAAAGATACACTCAAATTTCAAAATACCAAATGAAAATCTTATTTTTCTAGCATTTTAATATGCCTATCAAGTTCCGATTTTAAATATTCTATATCTTCTCGCAATCCTTTAATAATCTCATTACGTTTATCTATCTCTTTGTTATACAGCTTCCTTTCAAATTGAGCATAAGATATATCATCGGAACAGTCACAGGTACATCTACTTATATCGTCACTTCTTACTACTTCCCAACAACCTGGTATTAGCACTTTCTGTTTTGATACATCATCATATACATAATGGCACTTCATCCTATTTCAAATAATCTGTTACTACAGCGATAAATTCTTCCAAGGAGCGAACGATAACATACTTCGCTCCGATACTATCAAATTCCTTTTGATAGGCTTTTTGGTGATCGCTTTGTCTTCCTGTCCTAGTCTTTAATTCAATTCCCATAAAAGGATAATACTTGTTAGGGATTAACATAAGTAAGTCAGGGAAACCGGCACGTACTCCCATCTGTTTAAACTTTGCAGCTTCGATAGCATTCCGTTTACCGCCATTAGGAGAATGATGCAACCTTAGCCTATATTGAGGATATTGTAAATCGAACCAGCAAACACAAGCTCTTTGCAAATCATCCTCTTCATGTTTTGGCTTCTTGCGGATGTTTTTACCGCAGTACTGGGCTTTCATTTCTTCGAATGTCATGGCAACCTTTCTCCTTACTCCTTTGGAGTTTCTTTCTAGTTTTACGAATCATATCTTCATCTCTCAAATTGTACCCTCTAATGAGGATTTCTGACGTTTTCAAGCACCGGACTATCGTCTGGCATTCTTGTTTGGTGATTGTTATTTTCATGTGGAGACGGGGCGATTCGAACACCCAATCAAGGACTAAATCCTTTTGCGCTACTTCCAAGGTTAATTACTCCTTATATCTCACGTACCGTACTTTCTAACATGTGCACCTCTCGAAAGTCAAAAGCACTCCACTGCGCATCTCCATGTTCGCCCGCCAATCTTCACAGACAAGCAGGCTGGGGTAAAAAGGTTAACAAAGCTATTCCTTTGCTTCATAAGGATATACATCCATAATAGGCGTTTCAGACACAGATGCTATTTGATAATCTGCCATCGTCCCCTTCATGCCTTCGTCTAGCTTCTTGACAGCATCTCTTAAATTGGAAGCCTGAACAAGTACATGAGTAGATGTTTTCTTTTCAGCACCGCTTTTTTCATCAAGCGTGATAAATACCAATTTGCATTTAAACCAGCGATCAGCCGATTCTTCTTCAGAAAAGAATATCTCCGAATAATTAGCTCTCTTTATATCAGAAACTATAAACTCCCCACTGATAAAGGGTGTCATTTCTTCAATACATTTACCTTCACTCTCTGTGAAAGACAGAGCATCAAACAAATAAGGTTCTGTAACCTTTTTCTGCATTCCATTTTCCGCTACTTTCTCATAACGGATTTTCACTTCAAACCATGTGTGCATCATAAATAACTATTTTTATACAAATTCTTTGTTTCTTCCAACTTCAATTTCCATCAGTTGTATTAGTCGTTCCTCGTTTGGGGCAGGGAGATATACAGAAAAAGCTTCATTCATTACAGACCAATTTCTCCATCTTTCTATAGATAGCGACATTTCTCTCGTGTCAAGCTCGTAAGTATGCCTTATGTATCTCACTTTCTCACCAGCTATTTCTTTATCTACAAAATAAATGTCCTTGTTTATTTCCTTATATATTGACTCTGCTTCATCGTTTGTATATCCTGTTTGCGTAGCCCAGTATCCAATAAGAAGCCATAAATAAGAATTTTGATTCAGGCTTCTTTTAGGCTTCTTTTCTGTTAATTCTACTATTTTCCCGTTTTTAACAAGCAAAGCGGAACGAGATTTAAACTGTTCCGCTTGTAATGGATTAGAAAGATCGTACAACATGATTTATAATTTACTGTAAATCATTATTAGCCAGGATATTATCATATAGATTCCTGATATGATATATCTGTCATCACGCTTTCCTCTAAAATTTATCAGAATAGCTATCGCCAACACTGATAAGGCACATAACCGCATTGCTAACATAGATCAAAAAGGAAGGTCATCATCAGGTGAAACACTGGGAGCTGAATCAACCTGTTCCATACTTGGAGTACTTGGTTGTGGATTATAAGTTTGCAAGTCACCCAAGAAGTAATTTACCCCATCTTTTCTTTCTTCCTTTTTAGGAGAACAGGATACATAGTGTGTGTAAGTGTTACTTCCAAATGTAGCAGGTTCCTTACGCTCTCCTACCCATATATTCAGGAAAATACGCTCTTTACCATCTTTACACATTACTTTTTTCATCTGCTCACGGGGAATATCCGAGAGGCAGATGCTACCAAATAAACTACTCATATTACTTACTTTTTAAATGTTATACTATACGATGTTGTACTTTGTTTACATGGAGGATTTAAGGTAAAAACTTCTCCACTATCTTCGTCAATTTCAGTTTTAGGCTTAGAAATTGCTTTTAAAAAAGTCTCCCTGTCTTTACATTGCTGGTTTATTTCTTCCCTCTGTTTAATAAGACGACTATATACAGGATCATTGCAAATGGAAAAATCATATGTAACACCAGTTTCCTTTATTTGAATTACTGCACCTAAATAGCCGGGAGACTCACCTTTCCCATATTTCTCGCATTCTTGTATTACTGCATCTTTTATGTTTTCATCCTTTAAAAACGTATTTATTGTTTCAGAAATACTTTTCATCTGAACCACTGCATCAATCGGATTTATACCACCATCAATAACTTTGGAAATAAAAGCATTAGCCATTTCTTTCTGTTCCGTCTTGGAAGATGGGATTCTGTTGATTATTAGTTTATTACTCATTGCAGATTATGATTTACTTTATATTGATAATAATTTTCGGAAATCTTATTTATGTCATCATTCGTACATCTATAATTCTTCTCTATCAAATTAATTATAGAAAAACGTTGTTTATTTTCTCTTGCAAAAGATTCATTCCTATAAATCCATTTCATCAAATCTTCTCTTCCGAGAAGAGAAGCGTTTAAAACTTTGCGATTATCATTTTCTATTTGTGATTTATTATACTTGGTAGAATCATTGTCCCAATACACATCAGCAGCCATACCCAAAGCCTTGCAAGAAACAGATATAGCGTCAGTTAAAGCCATTTTATAACATTCGTCTGACGTATATGCTCCATTCTTTTCGTTAGCAACAAATGAAGCTCCTCCAACCCCCTGTATTCCTTCACTCCACTCACCATTATATTTGACGAAAAGGTTGATATGCACAAAGCTTGATATTTCTCCATTTGCACCTTGTTCATTCCACATTTTTATAATCTCATAACGCCAACCAAATCCGCAAGGGCCAAACTGTTCTGTTAGAGTTTTAATTCTCCACATAGGATTGATATCTGTCTTTCCTTTTAAACGACCTGCTGAAATTGTTTTTTTAGCATTGTCTGGAACTTGCCTTATCTTATCGTAAAGTTCAAGACAATTATCATTCCATTCCTTCATATCATATATTATTTAAAGTGGTTAAAATAGTTCCCGGATACCGAATCAACGGACACCGGGATTAAATCAAGATAATTTGCGGATAACCTCACCGCCATATGAATTTCTAGTTAGTTCTATAAACTCATAGACGGTAAACTTATCATTATCTACATCTATACCTTTATCCCTACAAAAAGACTCTCTCCCAGCTTTACAGCTCCCAGTAAGCACATGATGCCATATAAATAATTCCTTAGCAGAGTATTTTTTTGAAAAGTCAGAAAAATGCTCTTTAAACTTATCAATTCTTTCCTCTTCTGTACTATCATCATAAAGCTTTTCTTGCAAAGATTCAAATGCCTCGTGTAGAGTATTACCATGAGAAAACTGATCATTCCCTTTTACTATAAAACAAGGAGTAAGAGATAAGTCGGAACCGAGGATAAATCCTTTTGCAATGTTACCTTTTACATTTGTAATTATAGTAGGTATATTATCTACTATAGAAATAGTATTCCCATTTACAGATTTTATGCCATAGCCATCGCCAGAGCCATCGCCAGAGCCAGAGCCATAGCCATAGCCATAGCCATCGCCAGAGCCAGAGCCATAGCCATAGCCAGAGCCATAGCCAGAGCCATAGCCATAGCCAGAGCCATAGCCAGAGCCATAGCCAGAGCTAATACTCAGAAACTGTTTTATTCTATCTTCCATCACCTTGCCCATACTGAAACACTTTCGATAGATTTAACAGATTTATCTGAGCACGGAATAATCTCAATTGCATCCAAAATTTCTATCTCTGGAACCGTAACAGTGAATTTACATTCACCTGGATTAGTCGTACCATTGATCGCTAATTGCGATATGCTAGCAGCACCATCCCAATACCATAATCTACGACAATTTTCGAGCTTAACTTCTCTACCATTTCTTTCTACTAACTCTCCAAAAAATACACCGGAACGATCTCCTCTTACAATTACTTTCTTTTTCATGATTATATATTATTAAAGTGGTTAATCAAAAAGCCCCGAACAGCAAAGCCATACGGGGATAATTCAAAACTTAAATAGCGGACTGGATACCGCACGGAGTCCTTACTCCGGGATTATAGTTAAACAATAGATTATTGGCCTATAATCTCTCTCATTTCAGCTTTAGCCAATGGAGAAAGATTTTTTATACAATTACATTTAAAAGCGGCTGATTCTAGTTCAAGCACATCATAACGAACACCGGAACGCAACTTCCCATCGGCATCTTTGTATCTCTTTACTAGGCCAGCTTTTACCCATTTAGTAACATTTCCTTTGCCATATTGGATATGGGCTTTATTTTGAGATATAAATTGAGACTCTTGGAAAGAATTAATACGTTCCTCTCTACGCCCCATTTCTTTTGCATAGTCTATCAAATTATATATGAACTCATCCGGAAAAGTATGTTTCATAAATTATCCTTTCTACATTATTGTTTTATTATTTAAATTTGATATTAAAAACTAACATTTAATTGCTATCTACTTTAGTTCTCATAATGCGCATCACTGTTTTTGCCGTAGAACGGACATTAAAGCACCTCATGTCTATTTGAAAATCAGGTATTATGGCAATAATAAAGAACAACATAGAAAAGAATAACTCAATACCATGCTTCCTTATCTCCTTCAAATCAAAATTCCTTTTTGCTCGATCACATAACAGGAATAAAGTAAGTTCTACATTATTATTAATACCTAACTTTCTATGAATATCTCTTATCTGTGCTTTGATGGTCCAACTGATTTTTTGAGCAAATTGGCAATTTCATCCGGCGTCTGTCCTTTTGCCACTTCATTAGCTACTTGGTATTCACATTGCGTTAGAGTTGCCATCACGAGACACGTTTTATATTAAAAAATTTAATTTTACCTTTAAAATATTTATCCCCATCGGTCTCTATTTCAATTCCCTTCCTTCTCAATCTGTAACGAGCAGAGCTCATCACGCAGTCATAGAAATCATCTGGGATTCTAGCTTTCTTTCCTATATCCATTCTGGAAATAGAATTTACCCAGTCGCTTGTTATTGTTTTTATTCTTTCTCCCATAATATTAATTATTTAATTGTTAGTGGACAGTGAAGGATTTGAACCTCCTTTTCATCCGTACAGATGCGTTTTAACCAAGTAAACCAACTGCCCGTTTGCCTGTATCACGTTAGATACAGGACTTTACATCGAAATACAACGGATATCACTATTCTCACGAACGACGATATCACCTCAAAGTATATTTTTATTATTTTCATTTTTTTATTTAAAAAGGGATGCACTATCTTCACAGACAATACACCCCGAACACACAAACACAAAATAAAAAACACGCAAAACAAAAAGTTTTTAAGTAGCTAATTACTCTTCTCTCTCTAGTCTCTTTTAGTTTTTCTCTATGCACACTTGACACAATGCAAATGTGACAAAAGAAAGCCAAAAAATAACATTTAATTCATTTGCGAACAATATTGTCATGGCAAGAGATATTGCCCAGATTGTTAATAATGGAGTACGTTTCATATTATATATGTATTAGTTAGTGCCCGCACCTTGATCCGATCAAGACTCACGCAAACAGTGCAACTGTCTGTGCGGGCTATATATTAACTTACTCACGTTGCTTCCTTCCGCTCATATCATCGCTGGTTGGCTATTACGCTATACTTCGCATCGGCTATACTGCTTATCTGCGCAGGCTACTTTAACGTGCCCTGAACACGACTTCATTTTTGAGGGTTAAGCCTCCCATCCCGAATTAGGATTCATCGGTTTACCGTTGTGCCCTGAAAGCGTTTCGCTCGCTTCTTTCGTAGATTCTAACCTAACAGAGCCACTTGTTTACTTATCAAACTTAAAACGTAAATTATCACATCCTTTTGGGACTTATTGATGGCAGTCAATTGTTGAGCTGTCACTTCATCTACTACTGCCAATTTTCTTATATACTTTCGAGTGAAAGCTAACCCCTCTTTTATCTCTTCTGTACTCATAATCACCTCCAAGAACTATCATAATTGACATATTTATCAGCAAAGAATGCTTTCAACACATTTCCCTGTTTTGGTTCAATCGTTCTCGGATTCAATGATGCTACATATTCATCCATTTTGAGGCGAGCGTCCACCCAAGAAGTACGCAAGGCAGATTTCAGAGAATAACCATACTTGTGAACGTAAGCCCAAGCTCTTTGCATGATGGCTTTCATGTTATACTTACCATTTCTTACAAGTTCATAATCTCTAGTTTTCATTGCCTTACCTATTTTTAGTTATGTAAATAATTTGCTTTTCTCGTTCAAACTTTGCACCTTTGCGATGTTGATTGATTGATTGACAATGCAAATATACAGAATTATTCTTTTCAACAATGCAGAACATTAAGAAATATTCTGTATTAAACATTATTTAACCATTATGTCGGATTATACATTATTATATATAGCTATGGATTTGAAAGACTTTGTCAGCGAAACACTGAAAGAGATAATTGCAGGCGTTAAGGAGGCGCAAGAATACGCAAAAGAACATGGAGCGATAATTAACCCTACTAAATTTGGGATTGTCGCACCAAAAGCCATAATGAATAAAGATAATGATGAGGTGACATCCATACAGCGTATTGACTTCTCATTATCATTGCAGCAATCTTATGCGGCTGACGGGAAGGTAAGCATAGGAGTTCTTGATATAGGAAAGATAGAAGGAAAATATGAAAATATTAAAGACAACAGGGTAAATTTCAGCGTTTTAATTACACTCCCATGTGGCGATACCCATTAGGAAGTGCATTGGCATTGAACTTCCCCTTTTTGATATAATCAGAAAGTTCTTCTGAAATTCGTATGGCTGTTTCAGCTTCTGTATTGTTCCCTACAAGATTGCTATTCAAAACCATTAGAAGCACTCTTTTCCTTCTTATCTGAGCGATGCGATTCTTGAAAATAGAAAATAGTTTCATAACAATAAAAATAAAGCGACCACCTCCAAAGTTGCGGTTGGAAAGGTCTAATAAAACAAAATACCGCAATATATAGTTATTTGAAAAAAAATATCCGCAATAGGTTGCAGCTACTACGGATATCATATATTAAACCTCTAACGAGGAAGTTTAACCACTTTGTCTCTGTAACATCTGCAACTTGTCACAGCACAAAGATACAGAATTATTCTTTATGGAAAAGGAAAAAGTCATTAAAATAATGGGCGAGATAATATCTTATCTCAAATTAAACCCTAAACAATTTGCAGAATCTCTTGGGTTTGATAGACCACAGGCAATATACGACGTATTAAATCCTTCCAAAAAGGTTGGAATTAGTAAAAATATGGCGGAAAAGATAAGCTCTAAATATCCTTATATAAATAAGGCATATCTTCTCACTGGAGAAGGCAACATGATAATAAAAGAAAATAAAGGTAACGTAGCTCAAGAAAATACAGGAGTAATGAATTACTTAACTATGCCCGAATCCGGGACCCCAAAAATTATTAAGCCTACCGGAGAGGTTGAAATACAGCGACTAGACCCAAGCGACAAATCAAACTCGGGCGAGCTCGATAGGCTACAACAGCGTATTCAAGATTTAGAAAGAATTATATCTGAAAAAGACGCTACAATAAAGTCTAAGGATGATTTAATATGTGTGTTGAAAGAAATGCTCAATAGGCAGTAAGTGTTAGGTTAAGGTTATGTTTTATTTGTAAAATTATACAACAGGTAAAATACGAAAAAGTTCAATAAAAACATCATATAAAACAAGAATTTATAAGACAAAAGTCATTATAAACAACAATTAGATATATTAATCAACTATGATAGATAAATGATCAATATTATAACATAAAATATGTTTGATAGATAAACAAAAAAAGCAGCATAGAATTCCATCTATGCTGCTTATCAAGAAATATAAAAAAAATATTTAAATCATATATTATAGACAACAAAAAGGTCTAACCAAATACATAATCTAGAACTTTACGATTAGCACGATCAATGCGGCTCCAATCTTTCTTTATATAAGTATCAGTAACGTCATGCCCGGATTTATGATTAAGACACATCGCAACATCATCCATTGATATACCACATTCATTTCTAGCAATAGTAGCCCAAGAATGGCGGGCTGCATAAAGAGTCAAATCAGGTATCCCTAATTCATCTCCTACTTTTTTCAAATGAGCATTAACCTTATGAACAAACTGTTTATGCGTAGAATATCTCACAAAAAAGTTAAACGAACGATCTCCTAATGAATCTTTATATCTCTCTAAATACGGCAATAACTCAGGCTCAACATTAATTGAAATAAAAGCCCTATCACTACGCCTGTTCATTGTTTTTCTACGTTCATATTCCAACCGTCCCTTATTAGGAATACCCAAATAGTACATATCCACAGAATTCATTCCAACCATAATAAAAGACATAATAAATACATCTCTAGCTATCATTACTCCAG